GAAGAACTTGTATAGTTCATCGTCTACTCTTAAAGTCACTTTAACCTCCAAGACTATTGGCCCCCCTCGTCATCTAATAATTTCTTTAGTGACATTATTGTAACAGCCACCAATGTCTCTGACTCCCTTATACTTGTACCTTTAATTGTGGCCTCTAAGGCGATTAGAAGCGCTTCCAACCCAATTAATGGATGCGCCCCTCATCACGGAATAACCTCACAGTCTTAAGAGCTAATTCTTTACTTTCCTCAAAGGCTTCCTCGGTCAATATAAACTTGTCATCCATTACTACGCCTCCAATGTGTACACCCTAACTGGTTTCCCATACTTATTCACTGTTATACCCGTAGTTGCCGCCACCCTACGCGTGTAGATTGTGACAGCCTGCCGGGTTACATCATAATTCCTTCCGAATTCATAGTTGTGAAGGAGTAGCCTGTGCAACTCCTCCACACTCAACTCCCCATATTCTCTGAGTAATTCTTTTATGGCCTTCTGGAGATCTCGCCTTCCGCAGATCCTCCTCTGCATCCTTCTTCCCCCCATCTATGGGCCCATCTGATGAGTTTACTCCATGCTTCCATAGCACTCTGGAGTTCTTCCTCATCAACGTTTCCTCTCATCCTTTCACCTACCATCAGCGCATCCTCCTCTCAAGGTATTCTCTCTCGATGTTCACATAGTCCAGGTAATAGAGGATGGCGTCATTGATGATCTCATTCAGGGATAGTTTCACGCCCTCCTCCCTGGCTGTTTCAACCAGTTCCTTCAGGTAGGCATAGACCCCCTCAGGTAGGGTTATTGATGTCCTGACATACTCCATGACACCACCACCTATGCCTCTAATTTCTCTTTGATCCTGAGGTAATCGGACTCTGTGATCCGACCCTCAGTGTAGATGAGTTCATGGTATTCTTCTGGGACGTTCACCCCGGCATCCCTGAGGTGTTCAAGTCCTTCCTCAGCCCAGGCTTCTATCCTTGTCCTGGCTGTTTTCCTCTCGGCTATCTTAGCCGCTAGTTTAGCTAATCTGATATGGTCTCCTGGGCGGAGGATTTTGGTGTCTTTGTATTCATCTTCTAGGCGCATAGTATCCAACCTCCATGGTATGGTGTGACTTCAATGGCCTGGATCCTCATGATGAGGATGAAAAAGAGTAAAAGTAGGATGATGAGGACGACAGGCCCCATATCCACGTCAGTCCTCCTCACTCAACAGGCCCCCTTGTTGATGAACGGTCATAATTCTTCCCCCCATTAGAAGTACATCACGTTCCGTTTTTTCCCGTCTTTTTTCTGTTTTTTTCTTTCCTCCTTTACAAGGGAGGAGATGGCTTCGTTGAGGATGTCGAATGTTTCGTCTGGGTCTTTTGTTTCGATGCGTGGCTTGTCCTCTTTGGGGGTGTCTTTGGGGGTGAGCTCGGTGACTATGTCGAAGGCCCCGTAGGATTCTCTTAGATAGCGTTTCCCGTTTTTCATGTAGACTTCGACTTCAGGGACTCCTCTTCTCATAATTCTTCACCCCATATCAGTTCCTTGTAGGCATCGTTGTACTTATCGATTAGGGGGTCATCGGTGTAGGATAGAACGTCGAGGTATGCGAGCCTCACAATCTCTGGGGTGATGATGACATCCCCCTCCCCTTTTTCACGGAGTGTTTTGATCTTGGCGAGGCTACCAGCCTCATCAAATAGCTGGTTGGCCAGGGCCTGGATCATGCTCTCTAACTCATACATTGCCTCAGGGGTTAGGATGGCCTTGTGGGGGTTCCTGATCCCCATGTGTTTCTCGTGGATTTGGGTTTCTAGGGCCTCGCGGGGGTTTTGTATTTTTACCCTGACCCCTGCGTGGTCCTTGTATGTTTGGAGGGCTTCTTCTACTTCTTCAGGATAACCCGTTTCACGGGTTTCCTTGTATTTTATCCAGGCTTCAAGCCTACTACCAAGAACAATATCTCGTGTTTTCATCTTACCACCACACATAATTTTATAGATAATATAGTATATATATTTTTTGGTATATTGGTGTAGTGGTTAAATATTATAAATATTTTTAAGCTATGCTCCGAAAAAATAGAAACCATGAAAAGTGAAAAGGTCAACACAAGTGTCAATATCGATGCAAAAAAGTTCAAACTCTTCAAAGTCATCGCAATGCTAAAATTCGAGAAAACGCCAATTACCTCCGCATGGGAAGAAGCTATTGATTTGTTTATCGAAAAAAATAAAGAATATCTTGACGAAATTAAAGAATAGAGCAGTGAAACTCTTTCTTCTGCCCCCCTCGGTGTTTTCATCTTACCACCACACACTAAAGGGGGGCACCTATATATAACACTACCATTAATACCTATCACATAGCATCCCCCTAAGGGATGCGCATCCCCAGGGGGCCATTAGGGGATGTCACTTGGTGGGCGCCAAAAGAACTTCCTTCTAAAACCCCCTGGGGACCCCACCCTATGAAAGGTTAATAAGAAAAGAATAAATAATACCTTTAACCTTAGAGAGCCCCTGAAAACTAATCACAATCATTATCTCATTCTCTTCAAAAACTCAGGATCTGAAACAATAATATTATAGATTTTCTCCGTTTTCTTCACCCACTCCCTCAACTTCTCCTGAGACTCACGCAACTCCTTAATCTCCCTCTCCTTAGCCTCCAACTCACGGACAATCTCCCTGACCTCATCAGACATAACCCTCCTAACACGTGACTTCTCCAGGGTTAATGCATGCATCCTCTTCCTATACTCTCGCTTCAGGTGCTCAATATTAGCCTTAAAATAAGCCTCCGTGACGGGATTAACCTTATGGCCCAAACACCAATCGATCATGAGCTTATCCATTCCCTCCTTATAAAGGATGCTCGTGAATAACTTTCTAAGTTTATGTGATGTAAACCTGCGCGATCCATTCTCACAGAAACCCATACCTAAAGAATCATTTATCCTCTCAAAAATTGCCATATAATTGGAGCGCATTATGGGCTTATTAGAACGAGTTACGAATAAAGGATCCTCTGAACTTGTGGCGGGCACACCCTTAAGTTTCCGGTGTTTCAAATATTCCAGGATCTTAAGGTTAGCCTCAGGCGTGCTGAATGTCACATAGGGCATCCCTGTCTTCACACGTCTGATCTTCCACACACCAATGATCTCCTCATCCATAATTCTTTTTTTCAACTCATTATAATCTCCGCCCAGGACATTAAAGCCGATCGCACTATTATAATCATGAAGTGTGAGGCTTTGCACTTCTGCAGCGCCCATTCCACTCGTGAGGTGCAGTAGGATTATGGCCTTTTCTCTGATTTTAACATTATCAACAACATGCTTCACCTCTTCAATACTAAGAAGCTCTTCAAGTGATGCATTGTTATTAGTGTTGGTCTTGTAGGTGATACGTGGTGTGTCTATCTCATATTCATTGTAGATAGTTTTCAGACGTGAAAGGTAGAGGTTGATGGTTGATTCTCTGATTCCATTTTCTTCGAGTGCCTTGATGTATTTGATGAAATATGTTCTGATGCGCCTTTTTCTTCTTCTAACACCATGGTCCTGTTCATTCTCAGCTTCCTCAATGAGTTCTGTGAGGCTCTTTTTACCTGTTATTGGGAGATAGTATTGTAAAGCCGCGATATATGATCTGATCGTTCCCAGTTTTATGTTTCTTGTTAAAATAAAGTCCTGGAATAGGGGGTCTTGTGTTACTTTATCTGGGGATGGTTTCTTGGTGGGCATGAATTATTTGTATGAAAGCACTGTCTATAAATGTAGACATTTCTATAAAACTTTTCATCTTAAATGTTGGTTTTTTTGTTTACTTTTGATCCTATTTTGACATATTATTTCATATAATGATAATACATTAACCTTTATGGTCAATGCCAAGAAATAAACATATGGACGCGTGTTTCTGCCATCAATTAATGCCCTACCTTCTTTTTTCTTTTTTTAGTCATGTTTGGGGGAGACTATGCCCCATCCCAGATGTTTAAGTCCATTTAAGCAACAAGGTTTCCCTAATGGTCTTCCCGTCTTTGTTGCAGATACGTAATCCCATATGACCCAATCTTTTAATTCAAAACCTTTGACATTTAGAAGGTAGTGGCCGTACCATTTCCCGTCGTTACACTTCACCCGAACATGTTCGATTTTCACCTCGTAGCCCATCTCCTCGAGGACCTTGCTGAAGAGTTGGCAGGCGTCAGTACAGTTTATCCCGCTTGTTGTCATTCTCATGACTGCAACATGATTAGGGACCTGATCATTATAGTAATATTTATACTTGCAGGTCTTTTTCACCTGTTCATAGAGGCTCGTTGCATCATGAAAAGTACCTATCTTTTCGATGACTTTAGTTGTCCAAGGCCCTTTTAAAGATGACTGAGGTTGAATGCTGATATAATTAGGGTCACGGCCATTACTCCTCACAAAATCCTTGTAGCGCCTTAACATATCCTTGAATGTTCCTAAAGAAACATGGTCACTTTTACCTTGTTCAAGGTATATTATATTGGGTTCACGACCTTCCTTTTTCACAAAATCCTCGTAGCGCCTTAACATATCCTTGAATGTTCCTAAAGAAACATGGTCACTTTTACCTTGTTCAAGGTATATTATATTGGGTTCACGACCTTCCTTTTTCACAAAATCCTCGTAGCGCCTTAGCATATTCCTAAACTTCTTTATCTCAATCTTACCATTTTTAAGAGGCATAGTACCATCTCAGATTAACGTGTGAGCACTCTATATTTCAACACCCCACCAAAATTGGATGATAGTGTTAATTTCAACCTGAGTGGTGCGATATCCCATGCTGGGATCCTCCCATATGACTCAACTTTATATGGTGTGCCAGGGGCTGATCGAATCCACTCCCCACCTATAAGAATATTATTATCATTTAACCAGTTAATCTTCACTTCCCCCATCACTTCAAGATAACCTGTGGTTGATAACCCTGTTGCGAGATTAATCCTGTTCAAGGGGCCAGAACCTATAGACACATTAGAGCCATGTATTGTTTCCCTGATGACATAATCGTCAAGGTATGCCTCTGTGTCCAGTCGCAAGCCAATATAATCATTACTGGTATCAGTGGTTGTGGGGGTCTTGTATGTGTATTTAAGAATTATGTCTTTCTTATCAGTGTAACTACAGAGTAGATCCCCATCACTGACACCATTAATTGTTGCTTCCTCATGGATTTCATATTCACCCCCTCCACTATCCTGATGGCTCTGAAGAATATCAAGGACATATTGCCCGAGGTTCGTGGATTCCCCACTCATCTCCTCATTCAACCTTTGAGTGAGGATATTATTCACATCTGTTTCGTTTAGAAATTGATAGTTGCTGAGTATTGTTGAAACCGCAGATTCAACATCCTCATCGAACCCCTCAACGACATGGACATCATTCCAATCGGTCCCTGTAACCTTATTTGTTTTGGAAGCTATTTTACTATGCCTTATATTCATTAAGATCACTCCTTTCTACCATATATCCAACCTTCCTTCGGCTGGAGATTTCCGCCCTTACCATATAATACACCAAACCCGCGAACTTCAACAAGATGACCTGAATCTGTATTGCTTGCTGTTATCTGAGTTATGGCCCCCTGACTATCGAATGAGATCCTGACTGCTGTGATTAGGAAATCCTCACCATAAATCGGATCGGTAAAGACACACCCTGGCTCTAAGCCAATCCACCCACTAAACTCGGCATTCATGCTCATGACGGGTTTTGTTACTTTTTTATGTGACTCCATAAGTGTGTCCGTGTCAACATCTCCTCCTGCGGGGATCTCCATAACAATTCTCCCCAGACCTGGATGCATATCCCCATTACCTAATTCCCATCCGTTAATGCTCTCCAAATCTTCATATTCTCTTTCAAGGTATGTTCCTCCAGCATCCCACTGACGATAATACTTCAAATGGTTGATAACGCCCGCAGAGTCCTCTTCATATTCTAATGAAATCGTGGGGAATCCATTAATGTCAACAGTGTCATGTCCATTAGTATTCCTGATAAGCACTTTTCCCTCATACATTGTTGCAACCCACCCCCCTAAAGATAGAATAGAGTCAAATTGTTCCTTTGCATTCCCATTCACATACTCCCTGTAGGGCCATCCTGGGATTTGTATTGATGAGGGGTGAACTTCAAGGCCACATCTGGCAAGGATGGCTCTCAGGTTGTTGTAGTTCTCAAGGCCACTGTAGACTCCTATACCATCCCATTCCCTGTAGTTCAAGCCAACAGACCGGTTGAGGATTTCCTCTAATGAGGGTGGTTCTGAACGGAGCACCACAGTACACCCTTTGCTCGTATAGTTCCTTGAAACATAGGTGATTTTATCCTCATAGATCATACCTGCTTCTGTTTCGACCCGCAATGTTTGCCCAGTGTAAGCTTTAATATTTAAGCTCGTCGCTTCCACGGAAATATTATTGATTGTCTTATTAATCTTCAATCTTTTGACGGGGATCTTTTGATTATCAATGTACACGCTTAAATTCGAAATATTAGTTGTTTCCGGTTTTAGGGAATTCACGAAGCCCCTCAGAAGGATGTGATCCGTGTAATATGATCCATTCCACTCCCAATCCCCCATTTCAATAGAGATCTCTGCTTCTGGGGATATTGTGCTAAAGGGTCTATCCCATAATTTATACCCCGCCACGCATTCTATAGTATTCGTGCCCTCAGCAATGTCAGTGAGTACTTTAAATGTGACTATATCCCCCTCAACGCCTTCAAGTGACCTGTCTTCAGCGATATTCCCATTCACATAAAATTCAAAATCACGATAGTCCACACGAAAACTGTCTGTGAGAATGGGGAGTGTAACCTCTAAAACAACACCCTCATCATCCGCATCTGATTCATATTCAGACACAGCACGATAAGTCCAATCCTCTGAAGCAATAGGTGTTCTCTCAGGTCCATCATGTCTAAGATACGCCCGTATTCCCACATAGATTGGTCCTGGGGGCAGATTCCTTGGGGTAAACTTAAACGGAACATCCCTACATTCATTTGTTTGTAAAGGAATGAAACCTGATGGTGAAATATTCAGTGATGTCCCCGGATTTGTCTCGGGATATCCATATAGGCTATCAAAGCAATTAAGCGCATTATCATGACTTATATACATATTTGGGGGTCTAAAGGGTTCGCTGAATATGATCAGAATATCCTCCTCTGGGTTTGACGGGTGAGGCTCCCCATAGTTCTTAAATGACACCTTGCTCTCAAAGCTAACTCCATTATACCATGGATTGTTATATATAATGCAGAATCCAGTGCTCTGATTACAGGCATTTAAGAATTTATAATTATACGCCATCCTCATCACTCAAAATATTCCCCATCAAAATAATCATAATCGAAGTACATACCATCCACTATTTCCAGGAATGATGGTGGGGCCTCCACTAAGGCGGTTACACTAACCACAATAACAGGATAATGATCCAAATTGTATTGTGGCTTAAGAATAACTCCAGTCCATTCTCTTATACCATCTGTGATGGTCACAGTCTCTCCACCGGTAAATGTGACCTTCGTTTTCCCATCAATTAATCTGTGAACCTCACCATCCGCAACGGCCATATCGGATATTGCCTTAACTTGCATGAGGAGATCTTTATATTCATCAGATTCCGCATGAACAACGAGTGTGAATACAAGACTATCCCAGTTTTCAGTAACTTGCGAAACAAGTAATTCCTGATTATTGATTTTCCAGGACACATCGATCATTAGATCACCTAACCAGAGAATATTGTTCTCCTCTGAACTCCTTCTGCGATGAGGTAAGGATTCTTCCCGTTTCGCCTCATCTCCTGGAATATCTTATTATTAATTCTCGTGGAGATTTTCTCTGCCATTTCTTCAAGGTCAATATCAGATTCCACTTTATCCACGTATACATGGGTTTGAATCTGGAGATTCACATCCTGAGAATAAAGACCTCCTCTCGCCCTACTTTCTGAACTTAACTGAGAAGGCAGAAATTGGGGAGATCCTATACTTGAGATTGTATTGGGGATTGTCGCTGCCAGGCCCTCATTAAAATGTCTCCCAAGAAGATAACCATACTCCCTCATCACATCATATGTTAATGAGGATAGAGGACCCTCTTTTGGTGGTGATGATGGTAACAACCTTCTTATGATGCTAAGAACACTGTTTAGGTTAGGAATCGCTGAACGGATTCCTGCTGCAAGGTTAGATATGAAACGTGACCCCCAAATCCTGAATTGGGCCGCGATGCCTGAGAAATCGGGTAATGGTAACTTGGGCCACTTGAAACCACTGAATCTTGATTTTATCCATGATGTGAAGGAGGACCAGACCTTGCTGATCAACGATACGAGGTTAGGCATGGATGGGCTAGGTAATTTAGGCCACTTAAACTTGGGGACATGTTCCTTAACCCACGCAAGAAACTTATTCCATGCTTGTTGAATCAGCGCCACAAGGTTAGGCATGGAAATATTGGGGACTTTTGGCCATTTGAAAGTGGGAATATGTTCCTTAACCCATCCTGTGAATTTGTTCCACATCTCCTGCAGAGCCGTTACAGGATTAGGAAGAGGAAGTTTAGGTAGTTGTGGCCATTTAAATGTTGGTATGCGGGTCATGACCCACACTTTGAAGTCATTCCATACTTGCCCAAAGCCTTCGATGATGTACTTTCCGGGGTCCCTAAATAATTTTGAAAGTTCCTCACGGATAGGATCCTCAATGTAGGTCTTGATATTCTGCATCAGCGCTTCCTTTAGTTTGCTCCACTTTTCAGGGCCATAGATCCCCTCAAAAAGTTTTTCAGGGGAAAACATGTTTTTAATGGAATCAGGAAGTAATGAAAGAGGTGTCGGCCCGAATAAGGATGTTGGATCAGAGAGTGCTCTGTTTAGGTATTCCCTAAAGTTTGCGAGTATATCTACACTTAAAAGAGCGACACCAACTCCTTCACCGATACCCCTTATAAGCAAGGATCCTATACGGGAACCTAACTTTGGGATACTAACCCTTGCAGCGTCATCAACACTCCCTGTAAATCTCTCCAGGAGGGTCCTTGCAGCGTCATCAACCTGACTCTTACCTATGCCGAAATCTAATTTGGGGAGCTTTAATTCCACAGGAATCTTAATTTTAGGTATTAAACGGCCTGTCTCATCACCAAGGATCCTCTTAATCGTGTCAATAAACCCCTTAATGATATCCTTTGCTTTGCCCGCCGCCTTATCAAATCCTTCAGATAATGTATCTATGAGGCGGCGTGACAGTTCCTCAGGCAACCTTCCCTTCAATTCATCGAATCCGTCGGACAATAGCCTCCTGATAGCCCCAGTGACACGTGGGATGAGTCTCTTTAAGCCTTCGGCAAGGTACTCAGCGGCTTTTGTGAATACCCCAACAAGCAGTGCTTCTCCGATTGGGCCCATGTCACCGAAAAAATCGTTCAACCATATCACGAACTGATCCAGATAGTACCTTATCCATCCTAATATATCCCTATGTTTTTCCGCTGATTTACCGAGCGCTTTGTTCATCCTCTCAGATTCCTCTTCAGTTACCTTACCCGTGGTTTTCCAGTTACTTGCCACCTGTGCCAGCGCTGGCCCCACCGATTCACCAAAAACCTCAGTGGCCACCCTAACACGTTCCTGCTGATCAGGAATCTGAGAAAGAACCTCTATAAAATCAAAAAGCACATCACGGAATGGTCTGATATTACCATGAGCGTCTTTCACAGCCACGCCAAACTTTTCAAGTTTATCACCGTATTCCTGGACACCCGTACCACCCCTCTCCCATTCCCTTGAGATTTCAGTTAACTCTTTAGCGAATGGTCTCAGAAGTCGTGTGCCAACAGGGCCTACTGATGCAATTATCCTGGCTGTATCCTCCACACTCAAACCTGCCTGCCTGAAAAAATACCCAAGGCGATCAACGGTATCAATGAACTGTGTGAATGATGGGTAACCTGAGACCCTCCATAACCCAAGGAGCAGGTTCACTGTATCTGTTGAGTCTTGTACACTGACATTGAAGTCCCTAAAGACCCTTGCAAGTGCAAGTGTCACCGTGGATGCATCCTCCCCACTCCTTTTAACCCCAAGAAGGGCTGCTTTAAAGTAACCCATAGTCAGGTTCACATCATTGGTATAAGCTGCAAGTGTGTACATCACTGACGCTGTTCCCTTCATCCCTAGTGAGTAGACATAGTTTTCACGGATTAGATCCTCCATGGCTTCTCTCTGACTTTGAGTTGCATTTGTGAGGATTGCTGACTGCTCAATTATCTTATTATAATCTAGGAGTTCGAGTGTTTTATTATATGATAAGAATCCCGCCGTTAAGCCAGCAACCTTCGATGTTAAACCATCAACAGCTCCGGTGAATGTGTTTGTTGTTTCTGCAGCTGTTTCAATTGATTCCGTATCCACATTAACCGTAGCATCATATGTGGTCCCATCGATCTCCTCAAGTTTAGCCTTAAGGTCTTCCACCTCCCCTTCATTAACTTCAGCGTTCACTGTGGTTGTGACTTCATCAGGGGTATTCCCTAGGAGGTCATGGAGTCTTTCAATAATTTCTGTAGCGTTATCCTCTACGTTCAAGGAGATATCCACGGTGGATGGGAGTTCGTCAAGGATGTTTTTCAGGTTTGTAAGTGTTTCAGTAGCGTTATCCTCTACGTTCAATGTTATGTTGAATTCCTCAGAGAGTTTCTCCTTCAAAGAATCAAGCAGATCCGATGCATTATCCTCTGCTGTGAGGTTCACATTCACTTCTGATGGCAATGCCTCTACAAGGTCTTTAAGATTTGTGATGGTCTCTGTGGCGAAGTCATCGAATGCTGAGATGGTGATTTCAACATCTGAGGGCAGGCTGTTCAAACCCTCCTGGATAGATTCAAGGATAGGAGTGATTGCATCTTCACTGGTGAAATCGACTTCCACTGAACCTGGAAGATTCGATAACATATTGTTAATCTCATTCAAACCGTTCAACACTTCCTCAGCATCCATCTGAACCTGCACAGCAAGGCTATGATCACTCAAAGAAATAAGCCTCCATGAAAAAATTTAATTACTTATTAACATAACATTATTATGGGGGTGTCTCACTTGAAGGTTAAATGTAAGGAGTGTGGCCGGGAGTACACCCTAAAAGATGATGAAAACCCCAAGGATTACACATGTGAATGCGGGGGGAACCTAGAGAAAGACGAAGATCTAAGTGTATTAAAATGCAGCATATACCTTGCATTTATGTGGTTAGTGGCAGCTACAAATGGAGGTATCCAGAATTTAGGGGATATAGAACTGACTCTAATAGAATTGATATTATTTATTTTGCCAGCTATAATCATATCAGCCATAATCCTCCGCGAAAAAAACCCTAAAGAATTACTTGCCATTGAGGGTATCCTATTCCTCATATTAGGCATAATCGTCATCCATGACCCTAAAAGCCTGATCTATGGTGCCTTCGGTATATTAGGATTACTAGCAGGGGCGGTCCTAACCATTGAAGGAGTGCTTGGCACTATTAAAGGAGATTCTGATAAAGAAGGGCCCAGGGAAGTAGAAGGAGGTTTCCATGTCCTCCACGCAACAGCCATCCTCCTAGGAAGTTACATTGCATTACTTCTGATCAACCCCACTGCAAGTGAAAGTGAGGGTATCATGGCCCTGACTATCATGTTCCTAGTTCCAATCCTCACTGCACTAAGTATAATCTACAGGAAAGATAACCCTAAACCTCTTAGATCAGTCCAATTAATAACCGCTATGATCATCTTATTCGTCCTCATCATTTAAAGAATAATTTATCCTTTTGAGGGCCTCTAGTTTTTTCTCAATCTCCTCCTTGGAGGGTTTCACCCTGGGGGGTTCCATATGAGCCAGGTGATATTCTATAAATACACTGTACTCAAGTTCAAGTATCTCCCTTAAGCTCCACCCTGTCTTCATGCTGAGCTGGTAGATCCCCCTTTTGAGGGAGATCCACTCCTCCTCCGGGTTCCACTCTTTTTTTCAGTATTTTCAGTACCCCTAGGGTCTAGTTCATCAGTGGATACCCCTATGATATCAGGGTTCCCCAGCTCTAACATGATATTCACGATCTCTGTGACCATGTATGGGGCTAATTCTACGTCGGGTAGACTGTCAATGTACTCTGTTAGGGTCCCCTGAGCTTCCGCTTCCTTGTATTCTTTAGTGTCCCTGTACAGGGCCCTCTTTAGCCCTCTCTGCGCTAAGGGATAACTTCTCCTGCTGATCTCCACTGTGAGTTTATCTATCCTATCCTTTAGTTCTTTAATTTTCTTCGCATCATCCTCTGAGACGCCCTCCCCACTCTCTAGCCTCTCGATGAACTCCTTGTAGGCTGTTGCTATCTCCCATGCCTCATTCCTTTTTTCGATAAGAGGGATCACATATTCGCTGTCAATGACCCTGTATCCTTCGAGCTCGACTTCAGTACCGTCCAGTTTAACCTTTTTCCTCCTCAGAAAAGAGAAACGTTTGGGGGTGGTCAAAGCGGGTCACCTTAAACTTTTGGTATTACTAGTGTTGGTGTGTCTGAAACGGTCATCTCAAGGGTGAATGACAGGTTATCCCCGGCTTTCCCTCCGGGTATGTCAGGTTTCAGTTTCACATTTTCAAAGTAGAACCGTCCCAGTGTCTCCCCATCCACGTGGTACACGGTGTACCCGTATAGGTTGAGGGGTTTGTCACGGAGTTTATACTGCTCGGCCCCTGTGGTCTCACCCACCTTGTAGTACATGAGTTTCCTGAACTGCTCCAAACCATTCTTGGAGAGTATCTGCTCAGACTTTAGGGTGATTGTAGTGCCAGCGTAGCTTGTTATCTTCGCCGACTCATTTAATACGCTGACCTCCTTCGTGTCCTGCTTCACATCAGGGGTCACATCCTGGGCAAGGAATGGTTCCATCTCCTCCACATATGATACTTTCACACTATCCCCTGTGTCTGGTGCTGATGCGAGACTGAAACCCTTAGCGTATCCTTCATCCTCGTCGAAGAGGATGCTTGATACTGTTGCTGGTGAACCATCCACTGTCACTGTCACATCTGCTGGTTTCACTGTCAGGTCATCGCAGCTCCTGGGGAATATTGGAGGATTATTCACATAAAAATCCTTATTCGTCCCGTCTATATCCCCTATTGGGGTTTCATCCTGCACAGGTATCCCAAGGAAGAACCCAACATTCTCCCCTGTCAGTATAGTTTCTGCTAGTTTATCCACAATCATATCCATCACCTCATATTCAATTCAATCTCAAGCGTAACATCAAAAAGGACATAATACCTTCTATCATCCACTATGTCCTGCCTGATGTCCTTATCCCACTTAAGTAGGCGTACACGCGCACCGCCGACCTTTGTGTAGAGAAATTCTCTCATGATAGCCTCTAATGCATCATTCCTTTTTTTAACGGCCATTGTGACGCTATTGTCGACAACTTTCCACACACCTGTGAGATGCCCCTCTATTGTGGCCCTGTAGATTTTCCCGTCAAGGACTGGCTCTATTTTCTTCAACTGCTTTAAGCTCACTATGATGACTGATTCGCCCTCAATTTTCTCATTAAAGTCCAGGACAACAGTGTCACTGATACCCATTGATTCCAGTTTCTCCTTGAATGCAAGTTCCAATGAGTTCATGATATCAGCCACTCGATAAATGAATCCTCCACGATACCCTTGGCATCGATATAGGCGACTGCCGCAGAGAAATAATCATTCGGCGGGGCTGGTCTGGCATAGGCCACAGGATGTAACAGTTCCTCCCAATAGAGGGCTTTTTTCTCCACGGGGAACACCCATCCCCTTCCATAGAGGACCCAGTGCAAGTATGGGACTGTGTTAGTGAGTTCACCAGTTGAACCCTCAACGCTCCATGTGTGGCTGATACGGAGTTCACCTGTCTTGATGGGGGCTGTGTTCATAGCTATTTCCTCAAGTTCTATCATGAGAAGTGTGACTGTCTGTTCAATACGATCCTCAACTTCATCATATTTACTCAGGAGTTCCTCCGGCTTCTCTATATCAATCCTTATTGTCATGTTCTCACCCGTTTCAAGTGTAACTCCTGATGCGTCCTGTTAGGAATTATCAGGCTGACTGTGTATTCCCTGCCCCCTACTTCCAGTTTATCCCCCTCGTCAACCTCCAAGTCCCTGATTGTTAATGCGTATGCATCATAATCTACAACATGCTGGCCAATGATTAACCTCTCGTTCCCTGTGTTCACATGGAAAAATACTTTAATAGTGTGTTGTGTGTCCTCCATTACTGGTTGGCCCCTCTCATCGCGACCCTTCATTTCCCTGTGGGTGAGGATAGCATCAGCACCATACTTGTAGAGGGTCTGCTGAAAGCGTTTCAATCCGGGGTTAGGCACACATCCACCCCCTTATCGTTATGGTTTCCATATCCTGATGCCCTGTAACTTGAGCAGGGCTTTTTTGAACCTGTCACTGATGGGATTTTCGATGATTGATTTTTTTGTTATGCTGAATCTTCCATCAGTAAATGATGAAACATCATCCATGTAATCTGTGAGAAAGGCCTGCAGAACTCCTGCAAGGACATACTCATCCTTTATATGATCCGGTGCCGTGGGGTTGATCCTCTCAGCGCGTAGACTGTACTCTTCGATTTTTCTAGTGATGAATGCCTCCTCTGAATCAGTTAACTCATCCCTTCGTAACTCTATACATATATCTTCAGGTGTGATTGTCATAGCTGAGACCTCACATTATTCGGGAGGCTCCGGTGGATTTTTTCGGGAGGCTCCGGTGGATTTTTTCGGGAGGCTCCGGTGGATTTTCAAGGGTGCTGAGTCTCTGACTCGTGTACATCAAACCCAAAAGTAAGAGTGCCGTTAATCTATAAAGTCTTCTAATATCTCGCTGTCTGTTCCCGGACATTTTAATGTAATCATTGAATTTCAGGAGTTCATATGCGTAATCACTGAAATCCTTGAGAAAACCAGGGGGCTGGTTAAAGAATTCGTCGAAGTTGTTGATGTTTACACCTGGATATTTGATAGAGAATTCCTGAATCATACTGTCCAATCGTTCATTTGTATCCATATGATCCCCCATTCTAAACTGTTATGGTCGCTGATACTGCTCCTTTCTCGTCCTCATAATGGCAATCAGCCCTGAGACTCACAATGTACTCTGTACGTCTCATAGGGGCATCCCTCTGCGGCTCCACCTTTATGTTACGCCAGAACCCGTAGACCAGGTTGGCGGGTACTGTGAGAAGGGCCCTCACCTTCCCATCCTGGAGAGCATCAAGGGCCGGGACGTACTGGACGGGTAGGCCCTGATATGTCAGGTTAGGACCACCGATTATTGCCTGATCACCCACCGCTGATTCTCTGCCCTTCAAGTACTCCCTGTACGCTTCAAGGATATCCCATGAGACATAGAATCTCATCTGAGGGATCATCTGCTTGTACCTGTTAGGGACCTTCCCGAGCATCTCATCAAATAGGCTGAGTGGCCAGTCATCATCCGTTGGGCTTGCCGTTGTTGCCTGATTACCAGCCAGTTTCATCCAACCATCATTTATCTTGTAGAGCGCCCTGTCACCCGTGTAACTGGTATCAGCGTGTAGGAAGAAGCACTCCAAGTCATAACTCACACCCTGACCCAGTAGGGTGACGAGGGTCTGCTCGAACTGGGCCCTCTCAATGTTATCCTCGAGGGTCTCATCCTCTATGCTGATCTTGGTGATGAGCTCCTTCATGCTCAGGGTGTTAGTGGTGACATCCACTGAGTCATCTGTTGGGGCGACCTTTGCACCTGTATTGTCCCTACCAGCTTCCAACTGGACATTCAATCCGATACGTGAAATGTCCACCTCATATGACTGTAGAGCATTCAGTATCCTCGCCTCCCCTATCAGGGATGATGATTCCCTGACTTCCCTGACGAACTGTCCGAACCTCTGGACTGGTAGGACTCCCCGGCCAAGGTCAGGGACATCTATCTTGGGGACTATTGCGAATGGTCTCGTATTGTACATGTCCATCATATCCATTGTATCACCTCAAATCTTCTATAGTGGTCTGCCAAACCTGTCCACACCCATCTCCTCATATAGTGTGTGGGCTCCCTTAACGGCTCCTACTTGGCCCTTAATTGCCTGCGCATCCTCCACTTTTGGTTCATCAATAGTTTCTTCTGATGTTTCAGGCTCCTCAATGGCCTCCTCTGATGTTTCAGGTTCACCACTGGGCTCTGTCTGGGTACTTTTTATGGATTTCAACTCATCCTTTATGGATTTCAACTCATCCATCACTTCCTTTATCGAGTTTCTGAGCGAATCTATCTCAGCCTTCAAAGCCTGGACTTCCCCGGCATCCACTACTTCTTCAACTGTTTTGTCATTCTCAAAATACTGTTTCAGACTATCGAATATGCTTTTAAGCACGGATTTCTCATCCATCTTATCACCTCCCCCTTTAATGGATAGGTATTTTGCTTTTGGGACTGCTGGCCTGTCCACGATCGAAACGGTCACTACTTCGAATGGCCAGCCAATATCCTCCAGGGTCGTTTTTTTCATCGCCGCTGGGATGGCTGTGATGCTGAAACCCTGATATTTGCCCTGGACGATCCCTTTCCATGTGTCATCATCGTATACTTTCGCTGAGAGTATCCATGTGCCCTCAGGGAGTTCCACATCCCCTATCACTGTATCCTCTCTCAGGATGAAGGATTCCACTGGTTTCGCCACATTCTTGAAGCGGTGGAGGATGTCAATGTTCTGATAGTTCTCCATGAAATTGTAGGCTACTTCTTCGATCTGATCTTTGGTGAGGATATCCCCGTCCAGGTCATATTCATCTGGGACCAGGACCGGGCCTGTGACTATCCGCTGGTGCTTATCCACCTTAATTATCATGTTCTGTTGTATGCACTGCCCCTGGCATTTCTCAGTTTTTTCATCGATCATTTCAAGCAAACCCCCTGCAGCATTGAATATCTCCTCGTTACGTGTTGCTCCCCGGGCCCCTGCAGCGGCTGACCGTATAGCCCTGAGCGCCTGAATGTACACTTCACCTCCACGGCCATAAGTGTAGGCATAGGCCTCAGCGGTGTTGGGGTCGGCCTCAGGGTCCTTCCCGAGGTGGAATAGTGCATATTCCTCGATATCCTTGAAATCCTCAAGGTTGGGTTTCTCCCACTTGCCATCATTCACCTTCCCGGCTTGTATCAGTCCCTTGGCATGATCATATCCTTTCCTATTCAGTTTCCATGTCACAACCTATCACACTCCCATTAAATGTAGTAGTATGGTGGTGGCGGCGGTACGGCTTCAAAGTCGATCCCAACATCCCCAAAGTCCTCCATGATCTCATCATAATATTCAAGTTCAGTTCCACTGTACTCTGAAAGGTCATCGATTGGTCTTCCATTCTCATCGCAGGGTTCAGGGTGGCATCTGCAGAAGGGGTGGGGGATATGGGGGAATTCCTCCACCCTATAGGGGGATCCGTCCTCATAGTCCTGGCATGTCTCACAGACATGATCATCACCCATTGTCACCCAGTTCAGATATAATGGCCTGCCATGTGCTTCGGCGTGCTGACGATATGCCTGGATTTCTGTGTCACGTTCAATATCCCTCGCAAGATAAACCACCGCAAGGCCCATGAACCAGATGATTTGCGCTAAATCCTTCCCATCCTCAAGAGTTGGTGGGTTTAAATCCTCTACTTCTTGAAGTGCGGCTTGGAGTTCATTGTATTCACGTTCACTGACACCATAACGCCTCATGAATTCTGCCTTAGTGAGTGAGTGGAAATCTGATAAGAAGGATTCAACATCAGTAACCCTTAAACGAGTTAGGACATCCTGTATATCCGTGAGGAATTCATCAAACAGGTAGTCAATCCTTTCATGATCGTACTCAACTCCTCCAGGACGCACCATCAAGTCTCACCACAAAATGTTATTAGGGAGCCGGCCAACCACCCATAAAACCATATTTTTAGGAGGTAGATTTTGCAACAGACAGGGGGGATCTCATGGCTGAAGAAAAAACAAGTCTTATGCAGGGTTGGTTGGCCGACACAATGGAAGATCTTACAGTTCCCTCCATCCTATAACCTTATAGAGGTAGTGTCGTATCCTCCCCATCATATCCTCAACAGATGCTTCTAGGAGTTCCTCATACTTCTCAAGATTCAATGGTTTGGATGGGATTACAGATACTCCCTGGTTGAGGGCTGACATAGAACCCATATCCCCGCCTATGATGAGCATTTTCTTTCCAGCCTCATATGCCTCGGCTCTGAACTCTGCCAGGACTTCATCGATTTTTTTCTTTTTTTCTTCGGCACTGAGTTTTGATGATATGATTTCATTGAAGCGTGGACGGTATTTGGCATAGATCTTCCTGATTTCCCTGATCTGGTTTTTCTCATAGTTTCTTTCCTGTCTCTTCACAGACTTGGCAGCACCCTTTGATGGTACCATGAATATGTCAGGGCCACCATCCAAACCAAACAGTCTTTCACGCGCCTCGGCGGGTGTGAGGACTCCTGACTGTACAAGGAGTGCGTAATTCCTCACTGAGTCTGACTCTAGGAGGGTTTCATCATTAAATTTAAATCTTGTTCTTTGGTTGAATTTCACTTGAAAGAAATCTGTAAGTATGGAGGATATGATGTTCTGCTGTGGTCTCACAACAGACTCATAGTATGTGCGTCGGGTTACCTCAGCGAAGTTACCACCCAATGGGCCTGTGTCAGCTATCCCCAACCGGTAAGGGTCAATCATATGCGCAGCGGCGATATCATATTTTTTCTCAGCAGCATACTCCCTGAAGCTTAACTCTTTCTGTGACGTGTTTAATGGGGTGAATGTGACTTTCACAGTATCCCCACCAGGTATTGAGAAGACAAGGGGGGTGTGTGGGGACTCTTTGAGGTATTTGAAATTATCCTCGATCAATGCTTGGAGGACAGTCCTCCCGGTGGGGTTCCCATCAGGGTCCTCCTCAAGTTCATCTTCAAATTCCCCCGTCACTGTAATCACATAACTAGGGATCGTGTAATTGTCAAAGAATGCATAGTTGTATTCATCGATTTTCTGCATCGCCAAGATCGCAGGGGCTGCTGAAACATACCGTGGGACGCCATAGTAGCTACATACAGGGGAGGGTATATGGATAAAGACAAGTTCATTTGCCCCTACACTATCCTGGTCCTCTCCTGTTTCAGGGTTGATTTCCCCTTCATAACGGTAGTCCTTGAAGTGGGTAATGTTAACCCCATCCCAGGTCTGCCGGTACCTTGAACCATCCTTATGCACCCTGACCGTATGGGAAGGAATATATTCAAACCTGATAGGGTCGCCCCGGTCATCCCTCACAACTTCAAGTGTACAGTAATTAAAAACCTGAAGATCCTCAAGGGCCCTGAGGAGGACATATTCAAATGAAGGTTTACATGCCCTGATGAACTCCTCAACCACCCCTTCATCGTCTCCTTCTAAAATGTAACCTGTCCTGATAATATCATTAGCTTTAATACTACAGGCGCTGGCATGATAGGGATTGACCTGGAGGAGTGAAAGCAGGACAAGTGGATTGACTTTGGGTTCCACATACTCCTCAAAACGTGTCTCCCCAAGGGCCTGTGATTCCACTTCCTCCCTCTTAATAGCCTTATACTTTTCAAGTGACCTGATTGAGAGGTGATAATTAAACATGCATCCTCCTCCTTCTGAGAGGTCCTGAGATGTAAATCTTCTTCTTTCTCCTCATCTCCATTGATAATATGTTAAAAGCCCCGCTGAGGGCGTCGACCTGGTCATCATGCACCCCCGCGGTGGGGAATGCAAGTAATTCAGTGATGAACTCCCTCCTCCATGGGGTGTTCTTCTTAACAAGGATATCCCCATTCTTCAATGCGGGGATGAGGGCCCTGGCACGGTCAACTTTACCACCCCTCGTGGTGGGGTCGCCGTCAACATCATAACCAGGTAATCCACGGCGGAATGAATCAATAACGTACTTGGCGGATGCCCCGCCCTCCTGCTCGAATCTTATCATGTAATGCGCTCCCAGGGGTTTTAGGAACCCCGCGTCTCCAAGTATTGTATTGTAGATTTCCTCCTCAGCATCCGCAGGGTCGAGACGGAAACGGGTCACGTTCTCCACGTAACACCTCCCTGAGGCCCCGAGGAGTAACAGGACCCCTGCGGTGTAATCCGCTGTCTTAGATGCTGTCCCTGCGAGGTCCCAGTACCTCACAGCCGTGATGATTCGTTCATCGAGGCCTGTGTACCCTGTGGTGAACCATTCACGCTTGAACAGGCCGCCTTCTAGCTCCGCTTCCCAGTCACCGAGTTTCCATTGGCGGTAGAGGACGGGGTCAGTGTCCTGTATCTCCTTGAAGACGCGTTCGTACTCCTCCCTGTCAAGGTGAGGGTTGTCAGTGTAAAGGGATTGTATGAAGCGTTTACTGCCGTTGATGAAGTGTTCCTTGAAGTATTCATGGCTTAAACCACCAGGGTTGCCGGTGTACCAGACCCTGAGTGGTAATGGGTCGTCTTCGGCTTTACGAACCGAGCCTTTGAGGCGGGTTAGTTTGTTCTCACTGAATTGGGGTGCTTCGTCGATTATGAGCATGTGGAATTCGGGGCCCTGGTATTTCTCCACGTCTGCTTCTGTGTGGACGTGACCGAACTTGATGGTGGCCCCACTGGGGAATGTGAGTGTCTTGGTCTCATAATTCCACGTGGGTTTCAGGTCGCTGGGGAGGTTTTGGTTGTGGATGGTCCATCGGAGGGCCCGGTCCATTATCGCCCCTGGTAGTGAGAGTTCAGGGTAGGTTAACCTGAAGATTCCGACGCTCCAGGCGGGTTCCTGGGCGTATTGGAGGGCCCCCATGAGGCAGGCGTCGGTTTTACCTCCTCCTCGGCCTCCGCCGTAGAAGACTTCCATCTCCCGGGCGGTTAATAATTGGATTTGCTGGTAGAATGGGACGTGTGGTATGTATGGGTTGAGGATAACGGTGAGGTAGAATAATTCCTCCTCCTCAGGGGTTAGGCTTTGGATGTGGCTTCGGATGCGAGGATCGGAGGATAATAGGGTCTCCCAGGCCTCCACCTTTTCTTCGATCAGTTCAATCATGCAGAATCAATCCGTTATAACTTATAAGTTATAAGTTATAAGTTATCCTTCAGGTTCTTCCTTTTTGGCTTTTGTGGATTCCTTCAGGCGCTCAAGGAGTTCACGGGTACGATCCACCACCACAGACTCCTGCCTTGTAATCTCCGTAGGCCTATCCAAGAGTAGGCGGGTGATCTCAACAATATTACGGATATCACTCGTTGATTCAATCGGAACCGCCGCCCCAGGATCCCTCTCCACATCACTGAAATACTTCTGAACAGAAATATCAACAAGACGCAACAAATTAGTTTGTTTCTCGATGAGGTACTCCTCAGCCTCCCTACTCAACCTCTCAGTAAGGCCACGTAACCGCTCCGCCTCCCTCAACTCATGCTGATAGATACGATCAGCCCATTTAAACCGTGAAGACCAAGTATAAACCGTCTGGGGACTGTAACCAAACTTCTCCGCAACCTTCCTGATACTCCTCTCCCCACCAAGACTAAGGTAGTACTCGAAGGCTTTGCGTTGGATTGGGGTTTCCTTTTGATTCCCCTTGATCTTCTTTGATTTTTTTGGTTTTGTCATTGGTCTTTCACGCCTTGTTTTAGATTGTTTTGAGGAGTATGGCTAGGAGGAAGCCTATTATGCTGGATAGGGTTGTTAGGAAGATGTTGTTGAGTAGTTGGGTTTTGGCGCGGTGTTCTTCTTCGAGGGTCTGTTGGCGGGTGATGTATTCTTGGATTCGGTCGAGTTTCTGGTCTAGTTCGGTGATTTCGCGGCGTAGGGTTCCTTGGAGGTCCCTGATCTGGGTGACTAGTAGTGGGTGGGCTGGGCATGGCTCACCTGGTGGTTCTGGTATTCTCAGGTTTTGGAGTTCAGTTTTGGGTTTCATCGTCATCGTTGTTGTTGTTTGGGTGTGGGCAGAGTAGGTTATAGAGTGTTATGATGATTGCGATGATGAGTGGTGCGTACTCAGTATAACCGAGGCTCTGGATTGCTTGTTGTAGTGGTTCGGGGTTTGTTGCTATGTATCCGAGGATTGGGGTTATATTGTGCGTATGAGTGTGATGATTATGGGGATGATCAGGGCTGTTAGGAGTATCATGGTGATTTTATGGTAGGCTTTGAGTGTTGCTATTTCTGCTTGGAGGTCTATTAGCATTTTATTGGTCTCCTTGATGTCGATGATGTCGTATTCAATGTTTTTCAGTCTTTCCTCGAGGCTTGTTATCCTCTCTTTTTGTATGCATCCATGTCCCTCTTTTGTCATGTTGTTTCTCCTGGGCGGGCTATGTATCCTGCGATGGCCCCGATACATGCAGAGCCTAATTCGTATTGTTTGAAGTATAAGGATATCATCCCCAATATTATCAGGCCTGTGAGTCCTAGTGCTTCACGATCCAATTTTTGTCACCTCAGTTCTCTCCTCATAATATGTATGTAACGTAGTCGGAACATCAACAGAGTTATTAGAGAATACTGCAAAACTGGTGGTTAAAGTAGGAGGCCCCAGGGTAAGTCCAATTTCACTCCACCAACATAACAACAAACACTTGACAGGACCAAACCACATGACCTGCAGCAAATATTATACTCAGAATCCAGCTCAAAATGGATACCTTCACATTCAGGGCATTTCTCCTCCTCACTCAAAAACAAATTATAATTATCATATACTTTGACCTGGAATATCCTGTAATCCTGCAAATTCATCCCCTCACAACAGGGGATCTGCTACGATAATATCTGAGGAGATTCCTGAGGACAGTAGTGTACAATTTATAGTTAACATTGTATTCCTTAAGGATAGTGTACCTGTCTATCCTTAGGGGATGGCCCGTTGATTCCTCCTTGATGAATACTGCAAGGGCCAATAAGACCTGTTCCATTGATGCGCGCTTATGTAATTGTTTGATCCCCACCCTCCGTGTTATGTAGAGTATTCTTTGTATGTCAGTCCTGTTGAGGTTGAGGTCTGCAGATATTGTCTCCAGGAAGAAGTAGTGTTGAGTATGTCTCCATTCACCATTAGAAGAATTATGCATATCATATCTTCGGTTTAAGGATTCACTTACTCCCATATACAAAAATAAAAAAGCATAGACTATAAAAATTAGAGGTAGAATGAATTTTTATGGGGACTATTAAATTAGATGTGATACTTGTTCCTCTGATATATATCTAAAGCTTTGAGGGGGCCTTATATTGTTTAAGGATAACTCCAGTGGAGGATCAAAAGGTTTTAACTCCTTGATGGGTATTGCATAACCTTTTTTAATACCGCGAAAATAATCAAAAAACTCCCCCTGCGTCAAACCGGATTCCTCGTGATAAAATTCCCATAGAGTCTGGGGGTACTCTCGTCAATGTATGTACAAAGAGAAAAAGATGTATGTACATCGGCGAAGGTATCCCTGGGGAGCTTTGTACAGTCGACTGTACATGCCCTGTACAGCTGTATGTACATGATGTGCTGGGGGTACTCTCGTCAATGTATGTACAAAGAGAAAAAGATGTATGTACAAATAGATAAATTTATAAGGAGACTCCCATATCTAAAAGTAACCTTAAAATCTCCTCTTCAGGAGCCCCATAGATCCTACTAGCAATCTCTATCAGATCCTCACCACGATCATTAACAACCTCACTGGGGGAAACCATACCCTCTCTCTCCTCAAGTCTCTCCATAACAAACCTTGCAGCTTCCCTCACCTCCCTCATGGGTTCATCAACAGGCTCAGAAAACCTCTCTAACTCTCTTTTCAATCGATCCTCTTCCATATTCAATCTTTCCAATTCTTTCTCTAATTCAATCTTCCTCTCAGATATCTCATCTAACTCTTCCCTGAGTGCTTTCAGATATAACTCTGGGATTATACCCTTATTCTTCCTGAGTAACCTTGCAAAATATTCGATGGCATCAGCATAGGTGTACCTGCTTTTCTTAATAGTCTCCTTATCAACCCTTGAAACCCTGACATTTATTCGCGCGGTTTTCATGGTGCTTCACTGTTTAAGACCCCTTTTAGCCTATTTTTCTCATGATATTCCCTTAATTTCTCCTTACTCTTCCTTTCATCCTCATCGTACTCTGACGCCATCCTTCTGAGGACTTCTCCCACAGGAATCTGTCGCATCAGTGAATAGATGCTCATTGTCTCCCTGAAGTAGTAGTTCATCTGGTTCATGAATAACTGCATGACCCTATCCAAGTCAACATCATTCTCCATGAAGAACTTGTATAGTTCATCGTCTACTCTTAAAGTCACTTTAACCTCCAAGACTATTGGCCCCCCTCGTCATCTAATAATTTCTTTAGTGACATTATTGTAACAGCCACCAATGTCTCTGACTCCC